TTTTCACAATTATATTCATTTTTATAATCGAACATCAACTCTATGTACTTGTTTCTTTCTTCTGCTGTCATCTCGTCATTCTTTCTCCGGCGGATTCCGCCGCCGGGCGTGTGGCTATCTATGCGATTTAGTTAGATTATATACGATAATGACTATTATGTCAAGAGAAAAATACACGAAAATATATTATTTTTTCTTGATATTTATTTCAAAATAATGTACTATATATTTATAACGCTTAAAGGAGGTTTCAAAATGGAAACACGAGCAAGAAAAAGAAGTAACATATATAAAGGTAGCATCTCATATAGTAATTTATGGGACACACTAGAACGTAGAGGGCTAAAGCGTTCTAACCTATTAGATAAGGAAAGTTTTAATCTTTCCCCGGCACTGGTCAATAAGTTGCGGCACGATAGAAACGTAAACATAGATACAATTATGTATTTGTGCGAGAAATTGGACTGTCAGGTGTGCGACATCGTGGAATATAAAAAATAATACATTTTCGTGTATTTTTCTCTTGACATAATAGACATTATCGTGTACAATAAGATTAAATCAAGAGAGGAGATACAAAGAAATAACCGAGAAATACGAAAGTCTCAGAAAAAAGCTAATAGATAGACTTAGCAGCTATAATTAGCAGCACCCGCCCCGGAGGTACGAAGGCAGGAAGGGAAATAAATGAAAAGAGCCGCTTTATACGTGCGAGTAAGCACGCAAGAGCAGAAGAACAGCGGTCTGTCTGTTGATTCGCAGATAGACGCACTTGAAAAATATTGCGAGGAGCATGGCTATATGGTTGCCGGCGTTTATAACGATGCCGGCATATCTGCACGTAAAAAATACACAAAGCGTCCTGCTCTCTTGCAGTTGCTTGAGGATTGCAGGAAACATGAGATTGATATAATACTCTTCACACGCCTTGATAGGTGGTTTAGAGCTGTTGCAGGGTATTATGAGGTACAAAATGTCCTTGACGCGTGTAAAGTGCCTTGGAGGGCTATCTGGGAGGATTACGAGACGGAAACAAGTCAGGGAATATTTAAAGTAAATATTATGCTGTCCGTAGCGCAGGCAGAGGCAGACAGAGACAGCGAAAAAATACGGTCTGTTATGGAATTTAAACGGAACAACAAGGAATATATTGGCGGAAAAGTGCCGGTAGGTTATCGCATAGAAGGGAAAAAGATTGTAAAAGATGAAAAGACGCGAGGAATAATTGAGGATATGTTTGAGCATTATTTCCAGACTTTCTCGAAAGCAGGAACCGCAGACTATATTTTAAGTAAATACCCTGGTTTTGTAAGAACCAGAACGAGGTTGGTTAAGATTATGTCTAGCCCAGCTTATCGCGGTGAAATGTATGGAGTAAAAAACTACTGTGAGCCGTACATCACAGAGGAGCAAGCACAAAAAATTAGCGAGGTATCCAGTCAAAAAACTTGGACGGATTGCAAGAGGCGTATTTATATTTTTTCTGGCCTGATGAAATGCCCACTTTGCGGTTGCAGGCTTTCCGGGTGTGCAATAGGCAAAAAAGGAAAAAAGTACAAAGTATATCACTGCCCCCACTCTGTCGCACAAAAGCACAAGACCTACACGCGATCAGAAAAAAAATTAGAAACATATATGCTCGATCACATCGAAGAAAAAATACAGTTAGATGTATTAAGGGCAGAAGGTCGTGTGAAGGCAACCGGAAACGATGCGGAAAAGAGAAAGAAAAAATTATCCAGCGAGTTGGGAAGAATCAACAAGATGTTTGAGAAAGGCAGGATAACAGAAGAATACTATGACGAAAGATATGAGGCTATATCAAAGGAATTAAAAGAACTATCCCAGACCGCCGCAACGGAAGAACTAGAAACTAAGAAAAAAATACAAAGCAGATTTCCTGACGGTTGGAAAGATATGTATATGCAGTTAGGCGAACAAGACAAGCAGGTGTTTTGGAAAAGTATTGTAAAAGAAATAAAAATATCCCCCGACACTTACGTGGAGGATATTATATTTTTTTAGTTTTTGTTATACAGTAACTAGCCGTAACCACCAGGTTAAGGTCAGTTACCGTATAACAAAATATGATAGAAATAAAGGAGAAGTAATTATATTATACAAGAAGAAAGAGGACGTTTCAAGCGCCCTCTTTTATTTTTCGCAAAACTGACCGATATTCTCGCGGATACATTGCTTCTATAGCTTTCATGTGTTCGTCAAGCACGCGTAATAAGTGCTCAAAGTCTGCTTTCCGGGCTACCTCCTTAAATTCAGATTCCGGTTCGGATGCGTAAGAATAATATGCTGTTTTTGGTGTCGGTTGGCTTGGCGCCTTATCTGGCTCCAGATTATTGCGTACATTGTATAAAATCGAAAGCCGTTCGCAAGTGGCGTAGGTTGTTTTTCCTGCCTCTAATGCCGCAATTTCGGCATTAATTTCGCTCATATTAATCATTGCGGCACTCCTTCCTTTTATCGGTCTAATTCTGCTAACGCCCTGCCTAAAGCTGCCTGATCTGTGCTAGACAGATTACTGTCATGCATCATGTCTTTAATAGTCTCTTTTACCTGCATTTTTGCATCGTTGTAAGAGTAATGACCCCTCACATAATGCTGACCTCTACGAGCGTTGCTGTAGTCGCCGTAGTCCATGTCGGGATAACGCCCACGGCTATATCTTCCCGATGCGTTCCAGTCGCCGCCACGGCTGTACTCATCATCGCTCTCTAAGTACATAATTTTGTCGATGTTTTTAATTGTATCCGTCAGTTTATGGACTGCTTCCAAATCCCCGGCGCTCATATCGCCTTTGTTGGAAATCTCGTCCAGCTCCCTGCACATCATCTTTTTTAATTTGTGTAATGATTCCATTTTTCGCCCTCCTTTTATGCTACTCTCTCGGCGATTAAATTGCTATTGGCTATACTAATTGCCTGCGTAGATGTATTTTCAACTGCGATTGTTATGCAACATCCACGCGGAACGTCAATAAATGCCGCCGTAAATACATTAAAATATTCGCCTGCCGCCGCAGGTGTTACGATTGCTGTCGCACTATTTAATGGTTCTCCGGCGATTGCCAGGGCAATAGAAATAGGCGTCACAGTTCCACCGGCAGGTATGGCGATATTAGCCCCGAAGCTGACCTTATAGCGTGCCCTGCACTGGTTTGTAAGGCCTCTAAGGGTCACAATTCCTGCCCCCTCCCGGTGTGCAATACAGCTGCCGCACTTTACGGCTGTCTCTGTAAGCGGTAAATTCTGCCCCGCTGCTACGGTTACAACATTACTATTGGTAAATTCTGCCACGTTATATCACTCCTTTTTTTAAAATAATAAACGGCGGAACGATCGCCCCGCCGCTATAAGCATCATCGGTACAAACCGAACAATCCTGTCGTGCAGGAAGCTGCTAATTATAAAATTTTAGCATCCGCAACCAGTATTGCATCCGCAATTACCGTACTGATATGGTGCGGAAACCGGAAAAGCTGGCACTGGTCTAGGGTTGTAATAAGTAAACTGACCCTGCATGTATGCCTTTAAGGTTTCGTTCTGTGACGCCTGAGAAGCCGCTAACTGTGCCGCAAATAACTGCTGATTCTGCTCGGCAATCTTAGCGTCCTTAGCTTCGATTCTCTGCGCTGTGAGGGCATCAAGGATGGCTCTAGCGTTGTTATTCTGGTTGTCAATGATGTCTCTTGTGTTGTTTGCGTTGTTAAAGTTTGTCTGGCAGAAGCCGTTTGTAACTTCCTGCTGGATCGCATTGGTATTCATCGCCATATTGTAGTTAACGCCTGCGATAGCCTGTTTGTTATCACAACAGCACTGTGCTAACTGTGCCTGTAAAGCATTAAAACTCTGCATGTCTGCAATCTGTCCCTGCTGGATTGCGTTTCGTGTATCATAGCCGTTCTGCTGGATTGTACTATTTGTTCCTGCAAATCCGTTGAGAAGAGAGGTATTCACCGCATAAAATCCGTCACAAATACCGCTGTTGATGGCATCACCCTTGCGCTCAAGGGAGGAAATACCGCTATCAATCTGGCGCTGTAAGGTTGCAAAGTCAGAAGCTAATACATAGTTATCTACCGCGCCTCCGCCGCCGTTATTCCATCCATTTCCGTTTCCCCATCCGCAGAAGATAAAGAGGAAAAGAATGATAATCCACCAAGCACCGTTGCCCTCGCCAAATGCGCCGTTATTGTTGCCTGTGACTGCCGCCAAATCTGCCGGGCTCATTCCGTCTGTTGTTAATCCCATGGAATCACTCCTTTTTTATTTATTTAAAACCCTTTAAAAGGTTTTGAAACTGTGTTGCCATGCCCTGCAACTGATTGTACTGTTGCTGGCTCATTTGCCCGCTATTTAGCAAGTTTTGCACTTCCTGTTTCGGGTCCCCTTGAAACTGCTGCCTGAACTGTTGAAACTGCTGTATCATCTGCATTGGATTGAGATTCATTCAATACCCTCCTTTTTAACGTCTCCATTTGCCTTTCTAAGACGTTTAAGCGTTTCTCATAGTTGATTGGTTGGCTAGATTGTGAAAGCTCCGCTGTGGGCGAATTTGAGCCCTTACGCTTATATTCAAACACCTCTAAAAACGGTCTGCCCGTCTGGTCTGCTCTTTTTTCGTAAAAAATTGGTGCCTGACTGTCCCACAGGCGAACAAAAGAATTTGGTGCCACTAAATATGCCTCCGCCGCACCCTGTCCTTGTACCCAAATTCGTTCATCGGGATTGGATTGCTGTTGCATTTGTTGAGGCAGTGCCTGCTGTTGTTTTAGTCGGTTGAGCTGGTCAAGATAATCCGGTTGTGGATATTGCGGGTACTGTGGATACTGTTGTGGATATTGTGGATAACCGAACATTTATTTTCCTCCTTGCCTCCAGTAATATATTGGTGTCATTGCTCCACTGTCCCACGTATCATAGTAATTGCCGTCAATTACCGCTATAACGTGCCCTGACAGTGCTAAAATATAAACCCCTTCTGGGTGGTTGTTTGCAAATTCTGAGACGGTACAGGTCATGTATTCGTCTGGGATTATATAACGGCTAAATCCATTATCTTTGAGGTATGCGCCCCACACTGCGTTAGCCGAGGGCATATCTGACAACATCAAGCCATACAGCGCAAGCTGTATATATGTTTCTTCCCACGTCTGCCCCATAGCCTTTGAGATAGCACGCACAGTACAATCTCCCACTTTTGCCGCCGCGGGGTTAGGATTCCAATATTGATACATCTCTCCGCCCTCCTTATAGTTTTATTATCTCAAAAAAATAAGCGTGTCACCACGAAGGCAACGCGCTTATTTCTCGCATGATTTTTAGTTATCTTTAGTTTTTTAAAGGCTATTTATATAGGGAATTGTGCCGGGAACTAACAAAATCTTTTCCACAGCGCAACTCCACAGCCCTTGTAATCCTCTCGTGCTTATATCCATTTTCTCGGCGGCTTGCTCTTGCGTTAATCCGTCAAAAAGCAAGTACTGTACAGTTTCACGTTCTCGCAAAGTTAAACGAGCACATGACAAGGCATAATCAATAAATTGTTTGTCGCCTAATTTCCAGAGTTTTTTAATCAAACTTCTGTTCACTGTATCACCTCAAACACGCAAAAATTACGTAAATTTATTTCGTTTTGTCTAGTCCTAAAATCGCTCTAACTTTGTCCGGGAGCAAATCAGGGTTAATTTTACCGATGTTCTCCACAATAGAGCCAAGCTCCATCAAAACAATGTATACACAAACTCCTGCGGCAATAGGCACCCGAAAGCCCAAGTCTACATATTTCTGAGCGTAGTCGATAAGATATGCAAGCACCACAAGCATAATGGAGCCAAATTTGTGATACAATCCTTTCCTCATTTCTGAGGATTTCCACTTGTGGTTGGCACAGGCGGCTACTCCGCCACTAGCCAAATCAAAAACTACAAAAATACAAGTTATTAAGGGTAACATAATATCTACCATCTCCATTCCTCCTTAAAAATTATTTTTCTTTTGTTTTTATAAATTAATCAAAGTAATATTTACGTGTCCTAAGAGCTTCTGTACCTCTTCCGCCGGCATTCCTCTAAATAGTCCGTCCGTGGCTGTTGTATGCCGAATTAAGTGAGGATATACCCTTCTACCTATTCCGGGCATTTCCCCCAACTGACGTACACGTTTTTCAATAGCTGCCTTTCTTAATTTTCTTTTTAGCTTCCAATCGCAATCCAATTGTATGTCGTGTTCTTCATATATTTGTATTCATCCTTTGTTTCTGTCCAGTTAAATGTTCCGCCTGACACGCTGAAACCAGTATGCTCAGCTATCTTGCAATACTGCGAATATACACTGTACTCATTACAAAACGTTATTGTTACTCGTGATGAGTCGCTGCTGTAAATCATATCAACCATACCTTTAGATACAATTTTATTAGCATAGATTATCAGCTTATCAATCTTAGACAAGCCAGTATTGATAGTAGGAGATGATGTTGTTCCGGTTTTTACCTGTACACCACCAGAATCTCCACCAGATGCTTCCATTGTTCCAACAATTCGCTGTCCACTACTATCATGAGCTGTAGCACCAGCCAGCAAATTTTCTGGTGCTACAGTGTCTTCTGCAAGATTAATTAGCGCACCAACTATCCTTTGTCCAGACCTATCATGAGCTGTTGCACCTTCTAACAGTTGGTCTTCTGCAACTGTGTCCTCTGTCAAATCCAGTAATACACGTCCACCGTATTCGATTTTATTTACGTCCATATTTTGCTCCTCTCTAACTAACCGATTGTTACTGTAAGCCCACCTGCACTGTTTTCCGACTCAACATAAGGAATCTTTTCAACAACTACCTGCGAGAGACAGTTATAGCCTTCGTCCGGAAGAACCGTCTGCTGTGTGCTACTTGGTGTTACTGTCTTTGATTGTGGCTTCATCCCTTCGCTACTAGCCATCGAGCCTTTAACTCCCAAAATCGTGATTCCTTCTCGAATGTTTTTTGAGACAAGTTTTGTCTGTTCTTCGCTATCGATTGTTACATTTCCGGACCCATCATGATAGCCTTGTGCGATTGCATAGCTTTCTGTCAGAGTCTTAATTGTTCCGGTCACAGCACCGTTATTCGGCATTGTTCCGACAATTTTTGCCCCTCTTGCATAAGCTGTTTTTCCTTTTAAAATCTCTGCTACCGCCACAGTAGCATCATTGGAATCCACGTCATACGTGCAAATACCTGTAACTGCCTCACCATCTTTCCCATGAGCCGTGATACCTTTTAACAGCTTATCCGCAGTCACAGTATCACCTGTTAAATCAATCAATGTCTTTCCGCCATATACTACTTTGTTAATACTCATATGTTTTATAGCTCCTTCCCAATAAATACAGTCTGTCCACCCTCAAGGTTTGAGACTTCAAAGAATGGAATTTCTTTTATTTTTACATTTTCCGTCAAAAACTTTTTGCGTGTCGCAAGCTCTTGTTTTTCGACTTTTGGTGTGACCGTGTAATCACCTTTGTAGTAATCCGCTCCAACATTGTCAGAGACAACTTGTAAATGCTCAAAGTCAACTTTAATCTGCTCATTTCTTGTGTGAAAATCCACATTCAATTTTTTGTCAAGCTCTCTAAATGTTACGTCAAATCGCATTAAATTACCCCATCTTTCAAAATCCTACCAACATATATGCTCATGATGTCGGATGCAAGAACCTCACCAGCTACAGTCCGCACTCTTATCTGCATTTCACTATCCGAATATGGCTTTTGCTCTAATCTTAACGTGTCCTCTTGTGTCAGAGTTAATGATACGGACGTATCATTGCAGTTACAATCTGACAAGGTTTTTTCCAGTGCTGTAGCACCATTCTGCGTTATCGTGATGTACAGCTCCGCAATCAGTGATGTGTCAAACGGCATTGTAAACTCTAATGTAGGTGTTGTTCCTCTTATCATGCTATCACCTCCCTAAAGTAAAAACTACTTGCAACATATTTCATTGCGACAAAACGGACAAATTTTATAAATCTCCTTTACTTATAGCTATTTTACTCCACCGTCCGTGGTATTTGCCAAAGACCGGACGAATACGGATGTAATAATTCTGATGAATATGTGCGCACGGTTCGTCATTTAAACTGCACGTGTATTCCCTCGTTGCACTACCCCAGTTTGGACCACCTTTCTGATTATGCACATCTTTTTTAAATTTTTTATCCGGTGAAATCTGGTGCTCGTACCCTGTCGTATTTTCCAAATGTGTCCATTTATACATAAATTTTCGTTCATTTTTTCCAATTGTGTTGTAGCTGATAGAAATTTTTATCGGCTTATGTGTCACAGCCCGCACAAAATTTTTATAATTTTCTACAATCTGTGTTCGTCCCGGCTGTTTAGCAGATACGCTAACTGGAAATAATAAACACATAACTACTAATGCTACATACAGAAAAATATTTTTTGCTTTCATTTTACAATTTTTCCTTTCTCATTTTATTGATTTGTCCTACCAAATCAGATTTCTCGTATTTTACAATCTTCTTTTAGGGCTGCTTCCTTTTTATTCGTCCATTGTTTCATCCAACCTTTTTAAGCATACTTTTTATCATAATCTAGTACGTGTACATATATATCCTGAATTTGTAACTCACACACTACCTTTTCCATTGCCGCCATTCTAAAATCAACCGTGCTATTGGCATCTAATGAGATTGTAAAATGTTCTAAAGTTGTGTAAGTTGCAACTACTGGACTATACGGAGTTATTGCATATGCCGTAACCCGGTTTCCGTTTATGAATGGAGCGAAAATACATCTTTTATTTGCCGTGCTTGATTTTGTGGCAAGACGAACCTGGAATAAATACAGTCCTTTTCTTAATATTTTTATTTGATTATCGGAAGACTTTTCATAAAAATTCACTGCACTCGAAGCATCTGTAGTTGTAAAGGCAGGGACATTAATATACGAATTATTTGTTGTTGTGCATTGAACAGATGAATTTCCCCAATAATGTGCAACAACACCAGCCACCATCCGAGATAGCGAATTAAAATAAATGCTAGAACCACCAGTTCGCATCGCATCCGGAGAAAAAGTAATACTTTCTCCATCTCTTGATAATTGAATTTTTCCATCCCGCAAAGATAAGGAATTTTTTAATGTATTCTTTTCTCCATCACTGATATACTTGTCTATTATTATGTATGCGGGTGTAGCATACATGCGGAAATATCCTTTTTCTGTATCGCACTTATACCAACTTGTAGAATCTATAATCGCTCCATTTTTTATTGGTACATTTAAATCCTCATTTAAAAAACTTCCAAATCGAACAGAAAAATCCCCATTGTTTGATTCCTCTTTTGTTCCTGTAACATAGCAAGAAATAAGTTTTTTACTACCTGATTGCAAAGCAATAGATACTTCGTCAATTTGACTGCTAAGGGATTTCTGTTCAATCTTCCATCCGCCAATAGTTCCCTTTGCTCCTTGCAACTCTACGCCAGTGATTTTTCCTGTTGCATTTATATTCTTTGAAAAAATATCATCAACATCTATCATTTCTGCCGTTATTGCTTTTGTTTTAAGTTCTCCACCTTCTATGATTGTTTCTCCGCTTGGAGAGCTTACAACAAATTTTTCTGTCAATGCTTTAACCAGCCCATCTGTAACTTCAAGACTCGTTTCTCCTGTTCCAGATTTAATCAGCCAGCTGAATTTATCTGCTGTTTGATTTGCAATACTTCCAATTTCTTTTACATTCTCTTCGGTATCGTCTGGATCCGGAGTCCATTCGGTACAAACCTTCCCCTTTTCTAACTGTGAGTTGTAGAGATAGTATGTACCCGTTTTCCCAAACGCAATCTTGAGATTGTCTCCTGTGGCAGTAAATTGGACATACGAATGTTTCCATTCCGTTGGGCTTTCAATATCTTTTTCTGCGACAATGATACTAGAACTTGAATCTGATTTTATATATAACGAAAAGGTATACTCTTCACCGGTCGTCATAATTTTTTTTAAGACAAACGGAATAGTTGCATCTTCTATTGTGAACTTTGCACATGTTACTTCTTTTCCGTTAAAATCAACCTGTACTCTTTCTAATTTGTTTGCCATTTAATGCATCACCTCCGTTGCCATATCGTCAATCTGATTACTTATCATTCAAATGCATAATCTTCGAAATCAAGTGTATTGCTATTACGGATAAGGTTTCTGGCTCCGATTTGCGAGCTTATGTCATCCTTTGTCGCTACGACTTTAGATGCTACTGTAAAATGTGTTGCATCAATGCTTAGTTCACCAGTTACAGCATTAAAATCGAACAAGGCATTTTTTCCAGTAAGTTTAAAACTGCCGTCTGGAAGGAGTTGTATTGGCGTTACATTTTTACCTGTAAGAGAGCCATCTCCAGCGCCTATCCCAGTTGTAGAAATATAAATTCCGCTGACTGGGTCTTCCATAGTTTTTTTTCCGCTGTATATAGCGTTTCCACTGATATCGAAATTGGCAATTTTTGCTTTAAATGCCGACAGATCAACAACATCAATAGAGGCTGCTTGAATCTTCTGACTATTTACTTCAGCCTCAGATACTCCATTGGCTGCATTTATAGCTTTTACAATAGAATCCTGTCCATCTGGCCCAGTGATAATTAGTCTGTCTGTTCTGATTGTGCCAGCTGTAATTGTGTCTGCATCAATCGATTTAATCTTAGCAGACTCAATCGTTGCATCCGCTATCTTAGCGTTTGTGATGGACCCGTTTTGAATTGTTCCTTCCCCAATAGAACCGTTTTTAATGACTCCATTCTCAATCCATGCATTATTAACATTTGCCAAGTCTATATCAGCTTTATTTGCCTTTAGATTCTTGATATCTGCATTGTTTGCCTCTAAATCTTTTGTTTTTATCCAGTCAGTTTCTACACCTTTAATACCAGTAACAACACCATTTGTAATCTCAAAGGATGAGTTTACTATCTTTACTGTGCTATCTGATGCTTCCAATTTATTGTTAATAAGAGTAATATCGTTTCCTTGACTATTAACTTTATTATTTACTTCGGTGATAGTATTGCCTTGTTGTTTTATTGCGTTGTCCAGCTGAACAATTGTATTATTTTGTTGAATTATATTATTATTCATCTGGACAATTACATTTCCCTGCCCATTAACTATGGGTACGATTGCTTTGATATCGCTTCTTGCTAGATTAGCTAATTTCCTCGCTTTAATTGCAACAGAGTCATCTGTAGGTGGTGCTGTAATGTTTCCTGTTAACCATGCTTTTCCGCCGCTGACACGGATTTTTACTGTGTCACCTGTCTTACAATTAATCGCCATCTGTGCGGGGGTTTCATCTGCTCCACCGTCAATGTGGACATATGCCGTTTTTTCGTCAACACGAAGGACCTTTGCAACTGTATCATATGCCTTTGTTTTGCTTGACTTCATCGTCGAGGCAATCTCTTTTACAAATTCATTCAATACTCTTCACCTCTTCCTTTGTGCGACAACCGTGTTCCAGGGATAACGTTTGCGATGTTATTCTAAATTTCCCGGTAAGGTTATGCCGCGGATAATTTAAAGAGACCACATCGCCTAAAAGAACGTCCTCAAAAAACCGCCGGCTGTACTGTATCGTTCTGGCAGGATTCTGCAATTCTTTTAGCTTTCTAACGGCGTATGCCGCTATGTTTTCCCCAGAGGATAATTCAACGCCTGTTTCCGATTTCCACACTTCCCTACCACGATTTACCGTTGATAAAAAGCTATCTGGACTATCATCCCTTGCAATAGCCGCTCCGTAATCATCGTGTATCGCCATAAAACAATTTGGTGTGTCATACCAATTAAATGTGTCTGTTACGTCACACTCTATGATGTCGTTCGCGTTAATTCCCACCGTAAGACTGCTATTATTATCATTTGCGCAGATAACAATACTTCCATCACCAAGTATTCGCATCCGCCAGCCAATAGCGTCTAAAATATGCAGTGCCATTGTGAGCCTTGTTTCCCCATCTTCCGCAACGATGTTATCTGTAGTTATCGGCGATGTTCCCTCGACATACACGGGGGCAGGGATACAATCATTGAGCAGATTTTTAATCTGTTTTGCTCCGCTACCGGCCGGTGCATAATAACCACGCGGCAGGATCACATCATCTGCCGGCTTGAGAACGGAATAGCAGTCAATATTGTAAGTCTCTCTCACACCATCAAGCTTTCTTTCCGGAAAGGCGGTCAGGCCAGTAAACAGTGCTACTTTTGCTCCTGCCCCTCCCTGTTTGGCTTGCAGGTAAATACGGACCCAGCACTCACTATCTGTTATCTTTTCTGTCATTGTGACAGAAGCAGATTCCCTTAAATCTGACGTACTGTCCCGGTCAATACTGCCCTCAGTAAATTCAAATTCTTTCTGGTCCGTCCACGTCTTGGGGTCAACTGTCGTCAAAATATATCTTGCTGAAAATCCTTTGCTCCAATCCATCACATCACCTCGTTAGGATGCTCTGCGCTCCACTGCTCTTCCGTCACGGCATCCAGTTCTTCCGAATCCACTTTTTTAATCGTTAATGAGAAATCTGTCCGCATTTTGTTATCGTGGTCTTTTTTCTCCGACACCTGTATATCGCAGGAAAATGACGAGCCGTCCGGTGTCCTAACGTGACATATTCCGGGATACGTTGCGAGCCGCCTCATTTGCTCAATCATCATTGATTCTGTTAGTGAGATACTTACTGCATCAATTTTTAAATCACGAGTGACTGCAGGATTCCAGTCACCTTGTACGGAGCCGCCAAGATAAACTGTCCTCTCGAAATCTTTATCCCATGAGTTATCTAAATCAAGGTTATACTGGATTTCGATAGATTCACCGTCAAAATCAATGATTGCCTTTTTATATTCGATGGAAAAATCGCTATATAACCACGCAAACGAACTATCTGACGTTATATAGTCACCGTTGGCAGTTTTATTTACAACCAGTATGCCGCCGTACTCATTTAACGCCGGGTATGGGTCAACATATTTCTGTCCATAAACCCCATTTTCCAGAATCAATTCTGCTCTGTCTACACTCATCCGATACAAGTCGAATGTATCCCCATCAGCATATGTGGTTGGTTTAGCAACAACAATACTCGCTGTTTTGTTGTCTGCAATCGTATTTACAGTGGCCGTTGGTACTTCCGGCTGGTGTTTCCACCGTACAACAAACGGTATCTTTTTTTCTGCCACATGGTCATAAATATCTGTAAATGCAATCTGTATGCTGTACCTTGCACCGTCATCCATCTGCCCGATCAGGTCGCTTAAGCCAATAGCATAGCTGTCTGTTTCACTGCCAGTAAAACTAGCAATAATTTCATTGGCAAAATGTTGTTCCTTTAATCCGTCCGGGCGCAGAATATAATAATCCTCGTCCCTGACAATCGTTACTTTTGCTGTGCCAGCAGAATCCCCGAAGGAAGGGACTATTGTTAATGGTAGCTGCTCTAAATAATTTGTTGTACCTTCCGATGATTCTGGTACTGTCTGGTCGCTCGTTTCCGTGGTAACATCGCCAGAATTATATGCAGTTGATTCCGAAACAAGATTTGTTGTCACGCTGTTTATCGCAGGTTTTGCAACAATTTCAACAGCCACAGAATCTGACCATGCCCCTTCCTTGCCTCCCTGTGCTGTAACCATTGCTTTTAAATAATGGATTTCTCCTACATTCCATAGATTGCTCAAAAGGCCACTTGCAGTATAGATTTTATTAATGTTTTCAATAGTTTCCGATAATGTCTCCATGCCGGAAGACATCATTAAAACAACGACGTTTCCATCTTTGCCTTTAACTGGCTCATCGTTAACCGCTTCCGCTATTTTTATGCTCGCTTTGCTGTTTCCGGTATAGCCGACACTACAAATAACTGTGTCGTCCATACTAAGATAGTTTTCTGTTGTTGCTAATGTAGGTGTTGTTGGTGTCTCGCTCAGTGATACGGAAACCGTATCAGACCAAGGAGATAGCACTTCTTCGTCCCCGGACGTATCCCGCAATCTTACGCGGAAATAATATGTTTTTGCCGATTCCAGGGACCCGATATGCCACGTTGTTTCCTTGTCCTCTACATCATAAGTAGTTGGGGCGTCCGTACTAATCCATGCGTCCTCATGGTCTGCCCACGCAATGGTAGCCGCATCTGCATTTTTCCACGACCAATCCCATGTTAGTTCCACGGTATCAGATGCCACTGCCATTGCAGTTATATTTTTCGGTGGGACTGCAATCTTTCTTGTTTCCGAGTAAACCCACCCTGACTGCATGAGGGGGCTAAGTTTGTAGGTGATGCCAGATGCTCCGTTTTGAGGTGCAGAAGTTCCGGTAAAATTCTTGAGGGCAATCTGGTATTCAGCGCCGCCGGACACGTCCGGACACGTAACTGTGATTGTCCCTTCTTTGTCGGTGATCGCGATAATACCTTTTTCCTCGTTGTCTATTTTCATCCAGATTGCTGTTTTGGCGTCAGGAACCTCTGTATTTCGCTCAACGTTATTGATGATAAGTGTTGTTCCTGTTGCCGATACCGTATCAAATGACGGGGATTTTAAAGCCCCTCGCGCCGCTACTCGTGGCTCAGAGTATGCATATTTTTTATCGTGCGTACTTTGCACTCTTGTCCACATAACCTGGTCTTCCGCTATGCCATCGTCTGTGTTAAAATCTGCTGACACCGTATAATCATGGTACGCAACAGTTACTCCTGTACTCCATGATGTGCCGGTATACCTCTCTCCGCTTTCCGGCGTGTCTATGGCATATTGTAACTCCATAGAATCCACAGGGCGGTCCCGCGGCGATGCCTGCACCCAGTTTGCCCATACATAGCGGCTAGAGGAGCCTATCTCTTTGCTCCCTGTACTCTGTATATTTGGACGCTCTGGGATGCTGTAATAATGGTATGCATAGCTCCAACCGGAATCTCCGGCACACCCTCTCGATTTTGCCCTTACAATACGGCAAAATGTCTTGTTTTGTGTCGGGGAACCATCCTCTGTTATCGCCCATGTGCCAGACGCTCCCGTATAGGATGCATTGGTAAAGCGAGCGTTTGCAATGGCGCCCTTATAGTTTGTCATTAATGCGGTCTGTACCTGCGTCCTTGCAAAATGCCTTGCATCATTTGCCTCGTATGAGGTATTCCAAGTAAATGTACCTTTATTTGCGCCAGTATCATCAAGAGAATAAGAAACGGAAGGGGCATTTGGTGCATAAATGGTAAATGTCTTTGTGGAATGTGCGGCTGTATAGGTATGCTTTTTATCACTTTTTGTTTTGCCCTTTACCTTAAATTCTATCGCGTTTAATAATTTTGATGAGACAGGATAATAATTTTTTGCATTAAGTGCTACCGTTTTTTTAGTTGCTGATTTTCCTACATTTATTTTCTTCCACTTTGTCCAATCCCATTTAGAAGCACCGGCGTTTTTTGTATGTAGACGATACCATAGCCACTGTCCATCCTCATATTTTTTCGCCGGTATTTTCCAAGATATTGTAAATTTCAAACCGTCTCTCGATATAGACAGACCGCTAGGAGCAGCAGACTTTTTCTTTTTCTTTGCCATTATGCCATTTTCACCTGCCTTCTAAGCTCACTTGCCATTCTTCTTCCCCATTCTTCCGGGTTATCTGCACCGTTTACAGTTACATTAATAGTTACATCGTTTTTCGTTCCCTGTGTTGCCTCTTTGATATCGTTCATCAGTCTGCTACGACCGTACAGCATCTCGTCTCCTGCTTCTCCTGCTCCAAACAATGTGGCATCAGAAAATATATATGGACTTTCCATAGCCTTTTTATACCAGCTAATATGGAACGATGGCAGGGAACCCTTTCCCCCAATACCGAACGGAGCTTTTCCGCCGGAAACACTCAGGTGCGGTAGGTTTAGGTGTGGAAGAGACCAGCTAAACTTTAAGGCGCTCTTAAACCGTCCAGGGAAGCTTTTTACAAGGGATACTGCCTTAGTAAAGATACTTTTAACAGCCGATGGTATCTTAGTAAATGCTCCTTTTACAGCCGATAAAATACCATTTCCCTTAAATGCTCCCTTGAATCCGTTTACAGCATTTTTAGCGGCACCCTTTAAAAGAGAAGGGAGATTTTTGACCCCTTTTATTATGCCGGTAACAATGTTTTTACCAAGCGAAAACCAGTTAAACGCTGTAAATACGCTTACGATTGCTGTGATAATCTTCGGTAAATTAGCAATTAATAACGGAATCGCACGAACTAAGCCAATCGCTAAATTTGTTATGATTGTTACTCCTGTTGCAAGGATTTTTGGCGCATTATCGTTAATAATGCTAGCCAAATTCGTTATGATTGTAGGTACATATGCAATCAATACAGGAATAGAATTAATCAGCCCTTGAGCAATATTCTGGATAAGTGTCAGGCCTGCATTTATCAATTTGCCTGCGTTGCTCCTCAATGACTCTGTAAATTGTGTCAGCATCGGCAACGCCTGCCCCAAAAAGGTCGGGATGCCCTGAGTCATGCCGTTAGCGATAGTCGTCAGTAAATTAACTCCGACCGATGTAAATACATTTAGCCCTGTGGAAATCGTAGAGGCAAGATTATTTAACAGTTGGCTGACAGCAGTTGTAATACTGCCAGAATTTTGAGTAACGCTTGAAATTAAACCGTTTATGAGGTCGCCGCCGATTTTTGTCAGCCCCGGCAACTGGCCGCTAAAATTAATCGCATCTTGCGCCAGTTTGGAAAGGGCGCCGCTTATGCCGCCAGATTCCATCGCCTCAGCTAATCCACTAACCTCGCTTGTTATACCTTTGATGGCACCACGGATAGTACCCGAAAAGGTATTATAAAAAGCAAGTTGCAGGCCTTCTGTGGCGCTAGATAGCAAGGTTATGTCGCCCTGCAAATTATCTAACTGCGTAGCCGCCTGTTGTGCTGCGGAGCCGGAAGAATCCTGTATTCCTTTCCAAAATTTTTGCACAGTCGCATCACTCGATGCGGTCATTTTATTAAACGCCTGTAAGCCTTGCGTTGTAAAAATCGTTGCAAGAGCATTGTTTTTTTGTTCCGCTGTCATACCCTGCAAAGAGCCATTAAGCTCGTCTACGAGGTCGTTAAAATCTTTTGCCTCGCCGTTTGACTTATAGGCGGATACACCTAACTGATCTAAAGCTTTTGATGCATCATCAGTCGGAGTATATAAGTCCGCCATTGCCCTATTTAATGCCGTAGATGCCTCGGAGCCTGTCACGTTCTGCTCTGCCAAGCGAAGTAAGGAAAGCGTGACACTGTCCGCCGCTTGACCGTAGTTTTTCGCTGTGGCAGCAGAACCGGAAAAAGCCTCTCCAAGGCCTCTTACGTCCGTATTAGCAAGAGTAGCACCCTTTGCCATCAAATCGGCATAGTAAGATGCGTTACTCATCGAGTCACCAAAGCCTTTTACAGCTCCGGCAGTATATGATGCCGATTCTTCCAGACTCATAGCACCGGCAGAGGCAAGGTTAAGTACCGTTCCGATACCGCTAATCTGCTCATCCGCCGACAAGCCAGCCTGAGCAAGGATATTCATTCCTTCCGCCGCTTCCGTTGCGGTGTACTTTGTTGTGCGCCCCATTTCCTCAGCCTTGGCTTTGACGTTCCCTATTTTGTCTACGGTTGTTCCCATGGTAGCTGCTACCTGAGACATTGCAGTATCAAAATTCATTCCGGCATCTATTGATGTTTTTGTAAATGCAACGGCGGCAGCAGAGCCGGCCACCATGGCTGTTTTAGCTACTTTCCCGACCGCTTTAAATGCCCCGCCAATTTTTGATGTGGACGAGCTGGCGTTACCTTCTGCGTCTTTCAGCCCCTGCTTATATGCGGTGTCTTTGATTGCCAGAGTGACAAACAATTCCATCACATTCAATCACTCATCACCACCAATCCGGCTTTTTTAATGACGTCCGCGGCTATTTCTTCGCCAGTCTTTGTTACTGTTTGCTTTTTATCGCTATTAATTAAATCAAAAAATGATACATAGAGATATTTCCCACCGAACGCCTGCGAAATGCTTTCGGTTACATATTTCAGCCCATCGGCCATGTATCGTTTGTAAATTAATTCCTCTGTGTCGTCTAAAATCTTAGCCTTGACGTACAGCAAGAATCCCTTTACGCTTCTTCCTCTGTATTCTCCTGCGCATCGCCAGAGGGTTCTTCTGCTGCGCTTGTTGGCGCTGAAAAAAAAAGCTGACGTACATCCGGCTCATTGATGAGGTCAACCATGCCTTTGATAACGTCCATTAATTTATGCTTTTTCTTGTATTCCTCAACACTCTGCAATTCAAACGCTGCTAAGATTCCAATTACATCATCTTTGTGTGTTTTTAACAGCCTAGGAGCTGTTTTAGCACCCCTAGCAAAGACTTTGATATATTTCTCCCCTTCCTGCGGTACAAGCTTCTGGCACAGGCTGAGCGCATCATCATCGTCTGCAATGTTACCGATATGTTCGAGGGAGTTCGCAATGGCTTCTAAACCCTGTTCTGCTGTTAATTCTGATAATTTCATGCTTTACCTCCTACGCCGCTTCGCCTGTTTTGATATAAACCTCGTAAGGTACTGTCTCTGCGTTCTTAATGCTGTAATGTCCTGTGTATTCGAAATCAAAATTTCCTTTGGATTTATCATCTGATTTAATCTTAAATCCGCCCGTTGAGAGTGCATTCATAATTTTGATTGCGATAAATCCGGCGGAATCCCCGGAATTTTCGTCCGAATAGTCGCCAATCCACCAAATATCCTTAAAATCTTCTGCCTTTAAATCTGCCCTTGGTGTTACTTTGTTTCCCGCTACGTCTGCCGCCGCCATAAAACTTTTAGCCTGTGCGGTATCCATTGTAACGGCTGTGCCTGATAATTTTACTTCGATAGATTCGATTTCCTTGAGTTCCATCGTGTTTTTAGGCACATTATCAATGTCTTCCCCGAAATCCGTAAAGGATGGCTCCGCGCTAAAGCTACAACCGCCGCTGGTTGCCATGAGGATGTTAGTTGCTGTTATGGCACCCGTTTCCGGCTCAAAAGCTGATACAATAATACCGGCGTTAATCTGTATTTTTTTGAAAAGGTCAGAAGGTACCTGCGTATACTTCATTTGCTCACCTCATTAAATAGTTATAAATTGCATAGTTATTACTGTGTATCTGCGTACTATCGACGAGTCGGCTTCATCGACCAAAGGGGTCCACGGCTGGTCCTGCGACAGGAAAATAAATCCATCATCGCATTTTACCGTAGTACCTCCTTGCAATCTGTCGCTGATTTCTTTTGCCTTTTTGTTTGGGACTGCCTCAGATTCTGTGTGGTACCAGACATTTACGACGCTAGCGGCGGCCGCACCTGTCCACCAATTTGCTATAATTGGTTCGTATGTGATAAAAGGAAATGCGGTATCTTCCGGCACCCTGTTAGACGGATATGCAGTTATGCCGAAAGACGACCAAAATTGATACAGTGCCGCTGTTGGAGTCATGACGTTAACTCCCACTTCTCCGCCATGACCTGTGCTATGTCTAAATTAGACGACGCAGGGGTTTCTTTTTCTCTTGCATTTGATGTAACTCTAAAAATTTTTCCGTCTTTTGTTTTTAATACATCATGATAGCTCAGCTTTACTGTTTTAGCTGTAGTAATTGTATATGTTGCTGTTACACCCTCTTTTTCCGCCACTCTGGCAGACATGGAGGTGTCACGGACTATTGCCGCCTGTATTTTAGCGCCCTCGACCCACTCGGTGATAAATCCACCCTCGCCGTCAGAAGTACGCTTTTTATCCATGAGTATGCAATCTTGTAAAAATTCATTGATTAAACTCATGCCATTTTCCTCCATGGGTTCAGGCGTGCCCTAAAGGCATCTTGCCACGTGTAGGTCTCGCCTTTACTGTTTGTTGCCCTGCTGTACGAATATCCGCCAAACGATTCCGACTGATACGCTCCTAAATTGCCGTTTTTCGCCTGCCACTCGCTGATTTCGTCCACCAGTGACAAAAACGGTTTGGGGATAGCCAGCGGAACAACTACGCCGTTAAAAGTCTCCTCCTGTAACGGAGCAGTATTGCCTTTGTGGTACTGATAAACCCCGTCATTAAAGATAGAGCCGCTTACTAAATAGTACTGCCCATCTTGTAGCGGGAGGCGAATCGCGGTAGTAGAATAACGCAGGTCTTTAGTATCTTCTGTCACGCCTACATCAAAATTAAGCGTGTCAAAAATCCAATCTCCGATTGTTATTTCTCCCGTGATTGCCGCCCCTTTGACCGGGAAGAAATTGTGAATGTGATTCATGATTTCATAAAGCACTCAATCATCCCCTTTTATTTTCCGTTCGAACTTACTTCCGAAACGGCACTTGATACTTCTGGGATAGTTTCTGTGGTTCCGACAGTAACTACGCAAACACCGTCAAGGTATTCTGCCCACAGCTTCATGCCCATAATGGCGTATGTTTCGCCTGTGGCGTTTGTATAGTTGCCGCCTGCGTGGAATCCAATCAGATTTGTTTCGCCAGATGTTGTGTAGTCCAGACCAAGCTTTTTAAAATCGCTGTCGCCGGGATCAACATAATATAAATCAATATTTTCCACTGGTATTGCGATGACGGTTTTTGCCGGGATGTAGTCGTCAGGGAGGAGGAGCAGTGTGGAGAAGCCGAAGAAATTTTTGATATACTGTAATCCAAACATTGTCTGCACAGTAATCTCTTTGTCACCTAACCAGTCGTAAAAATCCATTACATTTACAAAACCTACGACTTCGGTTACGTTTCTGTTCATCCCTGCAAATTTGTTGAGTACAGCACCTTTTGCGATTGTCAGTGCTTTCTGCCATTTCTTCTGTGTGCCTTTTAATGTTCCGGTTCTTAAAAATGTGTAAAAATCCTTTAAAACCTTGTTCTGCAGCTCAACCATAAAGGCATCATCTGTCTTTTCGATCGCGACTGTTGCGCCCCATTTTGCCACAGATTCAAGGGATAAAGATTTGGCGTATTTTTCTACGACAATATCTTCCCTTTTACTTTCTACAACCTTAAACTGTGTGAAAGGGATTGCCTCACCCTCACCTACGCTTGCGCCGCCCTGTAAGGCCTCATCTTTCATCTGTGCTTCGTAGGTTACTAAGCTAGTGCCCGGCTCTTTTCTAATAGGTCTAACGATTCCCAAGATGGTTCTTAATGCATCCCAGTTTTTTTCAAATCTTGTTACAAAATCAATTTCTCTCGCTTTGAGAGTGCTATCTGTATTTAATACAGTGCTAGTAGTTACTCCTGGCATTGTTTACTCCTTTCAAAATCCAAAAAGTTCGTGATTTTCCGCAATCGCTTTCTGACGTTCGCCCGCATCTTTAATTTCCATGATTTCTTTCTTGGTCATTTTCCCCGGTTCTCCTCCCGGTGGATTTGATACGTTAGCGCCTTGAGTCGTTTCGGTTGTAATATAATCGGCATACGATTCTTTGATGCCTTTTTCTACCTCTGTTGCGTTCTCAAATTTCCCGTCAGTTCCGATTTTTAAATTATCAATAGTTTCTTTTGACGCTTTTAATGCAAGGCCAATTACTTTACTGGACACGCCGGAATCTTCAAGCATCTTTTTGTATGCGGCTTCTTTCGCATCGTACAATGCCTTCTTGTCCTGCTCGGCTTTGTAGTTCTCAAAACCTGCGTGTTCTTTCTCATACTTGCCTTTCCAGTCGTCCTTTTCATAGTCCTTCAATTTCTCCTGGAGGTCTGGGACTTTCTCTGCGTCCTCTTTGTATTTACTAATCTCGTTCTTGAGACCCGTAACGGTTGCAGAGTGTTCTTCGATAATCGCGGAAACCTGCTCGTCTGTAAGTGTCATGCTTTTTAAAAAAGCTCTTGTTAATGCCATTTGATTACTCCTTTTCTTTGAGGGATTTCTTTCCCTAAATGACTTTATATGTAAATCACAGTACTTCGTGATTACTTACTAAATAATTTTGCAGCTTTAAGGGATTTCGCCCCAAATTTGCCGTCAATTTTTAATTTACATTTCGACTGGAAAATACTAACTGCATCTTCTGTCTTTTCTCCATATTTGCCGTCAGTTTCTAATTTTGAGCCGATAGCCCAGTTTAAAAACTTCTGCAATTTCTCAATTTCTTCCCTTGTGTTTTTTAATACCGTGATGCCGTCTAAAAACGCATAGTAGCCGCGTGGCGGCAATTTAGGAAATTTCCCGGTGTATTTAACCTTTTTGTTGTTTCTTCCTTCTGCACCGTCGCCGGGAAGTCGTGATACAAAATATTTAAATCAAACTTGCCGCCGTTGCCGGTTGAAACCTTGTCTGGAAACACGCCAGAGCTAGTATATTGCCACACCATAAGGTCGGCTACGTTTGTAGGCTTATAAGATTTGTTTGGTGTCGCTTTAAATGCCATGCGGTTATAGCCTTTGTAATAACGTGCAATCCACCAGTTTTTACACTTGACCTTGTTTTTATCAATATGCTCCGAAAAATACGACATCCCGGTGTAAACACCAAATTTATAGCCTCTTGACTCAACGACAGTCTGTGCCGCATTGATAATCTCGGCAATCTTTACTTTGCTTAGCCCTGCCTGCACTTTGTCTTCAATGTCAAACCAAACGCCGTATTTAAAATGCTTCTTACTAATCTTGTCGAGGATGTCGCATACAAGTTCCATGTCTGACTTAGCTTTTGCCACTGTAGTAGCGTATGTGTAGTTATACACGCCCCATGGGATACCTAATTTCTCACACTTTTTATAGTTCTCCTCAAATTTTTTATCTTTGCCTAAATCCTTGCGGATAATCTTAATGATCGCACCATCGCAACCGTATTTCTTTACTTTCTTCCAGTCAATCGTGCCGTTGTATGTAGATACATCAATAATTTTTCTCTGTGTCATTTTCTCACCCTTTCCATCTCAGCACATATAAGATTTTCTGGTTGCTGTTAATAATCCTATGTATCTTTTTGTATGTTCCACCTGCTTTTTTAGTATTTGTACTAGCCTTTCCAGCATCCCACCAGACCATTTTATTGCTCTCGTTTATTCCTGCAAAAATGTTAGTATGTAGGCGATAAAGGCAAATGTCTCCAGGCTTTAATTTACTTTTATAATCCCGCGGCAACTTGTTGACTGTAATCAGTTTGTAGTGTTTTAACATAGCTGTCTTGGTCCCTGTTCCCTTCCAGACGATGTTTCCGCTTTTATTGCAGTAAAACATCTGCCCGGCCTTGAGGATTCCTAACTGCTGTAAGCAATAGCACACGAACGATGCGCAGTTGCTTACCTTTTTCTTCTTTGCGCCCGCCCAGCTATTCGCCACGTTTTGAGAGTATTTAAATTTTTTATCAACAAAATACTCCGCCGCTTCCTTTGCCTTGACGAGCAAAGACAATCTGTCCATTATTCCATCGCTCCTTTTAATTCATCTGCAATGATTGCTGTGTATTCTTTCGCGTAATTTGCCGCCGCCGGTTTTAAATACGGCTGCGCCCTCTGACCGTTTGTGATGTGCCATTGTCCCTTATCGTCCTGATAAGTCCACGGGGTCTTTCTTCCTCCCTTGTAATACACGCCAGTTCCCAGTTCCACATAGGCGGCGTATTCTTCGTTGCTGCCTATTGTTTCCGTGAGATTTTCCAAGTCGGTCCGATGCGTAATGCTGTTTCTTAATGCGCCCGTATCGACCGGGCAAAGGTCTTTTGCGTGCCCTTCTGCGGCGGCTCCTGCCTGTTCTAATGCCCTTGCAAGTGCCATGGTGGTTTTAAGTATTACTTCGTCCACGTGACTCACAACATCAATATCCGCCATTATATTCGCCCCCTTTGCGTTGCTAACCATTCGTAGTAGGTCATGTCTTCTATGACTTCGTTTCTGCCTGTCTCTGGGTTTCTGACGCGTATCATTCGCGGTTGTGCTAGTTCGGCGGGTAGTGCAGTTCTCTGCGTACAGCGGCAGTTATAAACTTCCGCCGGGATTCCACTTGGGTCTCCCGGATACATGAGACCGTTTGAGTACGCCATGTTAAACGGTACTTCTTCGCCATCTAGCGCTCTGTGACTGTCTCGTGTCCTCAAGTCCTTTGTTGCTGTCCAGTGTTTCACTACATCAATTCCCATCTGGTAGGCTTCCTCGTATGCCGCCTGCCTGCCTCCGTTCTGCGCTCCTGTGAACGCTGTGCGGGCGTTTCGGATTGCGGCAGTATGATTCATTCCTGTAACGTCCTGAAATCGCCCTGCGAGCTTTCCTATACTGTCGCCTTGCAATATTCCTTGCAATAGTGCATTTTGCAGTTTCTTCTTGTTCCAATGCACATCTTTGCTTTTTAGTACTCTACGCGGCGGGAGAATCTTTTGTTTTCTGACCGTCAGCCGCTTAACTGTGTGTTCATCAACCAAATTAAATGCAATATCTCCAATCTCCTTTATCTGCTTATCAGGCATAAGAGATTTAATCATGTACGCCTCAAAATTGCGATTGAGGGCGATAACAAGAGGGGTCTTCTCGTTGATGTATGCCGCGGCAATCTGGTTTGACTCTGTCAGTCGCCGTGCCATGTCCTCGCGTAGTGCCTCCCACCTCTGCCCTCTGCCATACTGATTCATTAGCCATGCTTCAAACTCTTTCTTGGTGTACTTTCCTGCCTGGTATGCCGCATATTCTTTGGCGTACCGTCTGGAAAATTGTTTAAAATAGTTTCTCGCCTTGCCGTCAAGCTCTTTTTCAGCCTGCTTATATACGTCTGTCAGCCGTTTTTCTAGCTTTTGTAACTCCTGCTCTGTCCACTTGTCGGATGGATACATAGTTATTCATCCCCTTCCGGGATATCTTCCGGCGCATCGGGTTCAATCGGCTCCGTGTAGCGGTTATATGATTCTTCGTCTAGCTTTGCCAAAATGTCCGGCACTTCCTCTGGTGCGACAAACGGTAATTTTTTTAGGATGGTTTCTTCGTCCAGATAGTTTGCTGCCTCAAGAATCATATCTGTACGCTCTTTCTCGTTACTGATTCTGTTCCGCTTAAATTGCGGTTCGTCATCAATCCCCGCAAGCTCCAGAATTTTCTCAATCGCATCGCCTACGAAGTACTCAAAATCATCTGCATTGTCGTCTAGCGGTTGGTATGCCGCGTCGATATGGTCGTTTGTTGCCCCGGCGGCTATGGCGTGTACATCCAATGCCCCGAAGTCCTCGTAAATTTCCGACCGCATTTGTGTGAGGAACTCTTTTCTGGCCGTATATGGCGGCTCTTGTGTGTATGCCTGTACCTGCCCCTCCTCGGCCTTTGCGATGTGCTGAAATTTTAGGCGGTCTCTAAACTCTGCCAACTCGTCATCCGTCATACCGTCAGCGTTAGAAATGAGCCAATACATCTGCGCACAGTCGTCTAAATCATTGGCAAAACCACTTTGCACCGCGTCGTAGGCATCAATCTTCGACTGCATCCCCCTCAGGGTGCTTATATGCCTTTTATTACCAAACATCGGCACAATGGGGAGACTGCTATAATTTTCTTCTCCGATGATTTCGGGTTCCAGATTGTTCGCAACCTCAACTCTTTGCCTGTACGCCCGTTTGGGGGCGGTCTCTTTTAATTCTCCAAATTTGCTTTCTGCGCTGTAAGTTGTGTATCCGTCAATCTCATACAGTACAACCTTAAACGGTTTCTGTTCGTCCAGCTGCCAAAATCTTATGCCTGCCATCAACGCTCCTGTGTCCTCGTCCCACATCGGGGCGAACTGCGTAAGGGGAAATTCGTGCACGTGGTCCACATTCCAAAAAAGGAAGGATTGACCGTGAATTAATGCGTTGTAAGCTGCTTCTTTAATCCGTCTGTCGAATTGTTTGCCTAGCTTATCTTTTTTAATGCTCATATCGTTAAAAAAGACGCCTTTTCCCAAACTGTATGAACAGCGTTGTGTATTTAATTTGTGGAAGAAATTAGAGCATATCTGTGCGTTAGACGAAAAATTATCTATCTTTTTTTGACCTAGCAGAGTGTAATAAACACGCTGGAACTGTAAAATGGTCTCATTTTCCTGTGCATCATACTTATCCGCCCTTAACGCCTCTTTATATGCTCCTGTGCTCTCGTGGAATTTTATAAACCGATTTATAAATTGCCCTTTATCTTTTGCGGCAATGAAATCTTGATATGATAAATACATTTTGTCGTCACCCTAGAATTGATTTGTATTGTCTTGATTGGCTGCGTTTGACGAGTTTTTTTGTTTTTACAAAATACCTGATAGCATCCATTGCGTGATCTGACTGTTTTATAACTTCGTCCCTTCCCTTGTCAGCCGCTGTTGGGTCCCACGCATAGATACCAAACTCCTCGATCGTATGTGTGCAAGACGGGTCAAACGATAGCTTGTCTTGTGTCAACATTGTCTCCACGTCTGCTATCCCATCGTTAACAGTGTTATCCGCCTTTTTGACCTTATGCCCTCTACTGCGTAGCTCCACAATGAGAGCGGCAGCGGATGGGTCAACAATGACTAAATCATCTTTCTGCCCGTTTAGCGCGTCCTCTAGTCCTTTTACTAGCTCGCTGACCGGTTTCATTCGGTTGTTTTCTCTGCCTGAGTAATAATACTCTCGTAGACAGTGCCAGTTACCGGTATCTGCTCTTTTTTGCCAGACCAGGAAGACGGTGGCGTTCTGCATACCAAAATCGGAGCTAACAATTATCTCCCCGCTAGTCTCCGCCTTACAAACGTGCCTTTCTTCCGAAAACATATCATACACAAGTCCCTCGGCTACCGCCCAGTTGCCTAGTATGTATCGTTGATACCTGTGTGTCCCGGAGTACTCTTTTATTAACTCATCCACTACCGCCGGAGGCAGGCAGCCATCGTGTATGTTGTACGCCTGCTGAAATATATCGGCATCAGAATCCAGAAAGCCTTTAAACCAGTGCTTCGGTCCCGCCGGATTGCACGTCCCATCGAAATGACTGTGTGACGTTCTAAGACGGGATTTCAACATCTCAAATACTTCTTGATTCCACGTTGTCACCTCGTCGCCGTATACGTACTCAATCGTTGCTCCCTGTATTCTCGCAACGTGCTTCTTGTTGTCAGCACCTAGTGCATATACCTTTTTGCCAAATAGCTGTACTGTGTTGTCACTCCGTATCTCACCAACTAGCTTTTCTCCCCAAATCTCTCGCATTGGATCAAGTATGTTACGTTGTAGCGTGCCTCTGGTGTTTCCCAACATCACAGCCAGCCCTAATCCTTTTAGGTGTGTCAGGCGTTGAGGAATTACGACTGCGTAATCCACAAAGGATTTCCCGGAGCCTGTTGCTCCGGTCTTTACGTTCCAACGATGATTACAGCCTTGCAGGTATTCTGCCTGCTTGCTAGTCAATGGCACTATCGACACCCCCAAGGATTTCAATAGCTTTCGCCAGTGCTTTGTCACTTGCACTCTCTGACTGCGGCTTATCACGCCATTGTTCTGGTTTTCTGTTCTTCAACCAAAATATCTGTGCTGTTGTGTCCGGCGCAACGTGCTTCTTTGTTACTTTTCGCTCCGTCATTACTCCGCCTTCGTACTTTTCGCTCGTCTCCTCGTAGCTGTACCCTAACGCCCGTTGTAACAGGCTTTTTTCCACTTGCCTGTCCACAACATCTTTTCCCTTTTTTAAGGTATCGGCTAAAATTGGAAATTTTTTCTTCCATGTATACAAGGTATCTGGGTTAATGCCGATGTTTGCCGCAATCTCTTTGTCTGTGCATCCATCTCGCGCCCATCCCTCTAGCTTAAGTAACCCTTCTTGGGTCAGCCACTCCTGGTATTTACTTATCCCATTTTGGGGTCACCTCCTAAATACAACCATAACCCCGTAATGAATTGTTTACGGGGTTATATGAAAGGAAAGAAAATATGAAAAAAATCGTTTACACCAGTTGCATAGCGCAACTAGATACAAGTATAAGGAATTGCACCTTAACAGCCGCCGGGGTAAGACTAATAAGCGGCTGGTCCCTAAACACTTGTAGACCCGCAACCTGTATGGAACGCAAGGCACCGTGGGATAGGTGTCTTGCGTACTCTCTTTTACGCGGGTGAGAGTTTACACTTTTACCACAAAAAGATAGAGGAGGTTATGTCTCGCAAAAAGTTACCAGTACTCGTCCGTACAAATGTATTGTACGACATCTTTTAAGCCGTGTTAGACAAACATAAAAAAGAGAGGGAGATAATTTTCCCCCTCTAATATCCCGCATATTTCCCAGCTAAATTGGCGAAAGCACTAAGCCATCTGCGTATAGTCATTTCTGCATATCCAAGCTTATCCGCCGCCCCTGCTATCGTGTATCTATCCTCGAAATATACTAGCTGTACAGCTTTCATTCTGTCCAATCCGTTGTCCATTTCCTCCGTCTGCTTTATCGCCTTGTTGATAGCGTACATCCATAGGGCTGACTGAGCTGTATTTTCCGCAATTAACTTATCTGGGTACTTTTTTACTTGTTTGACTGCGTGCCCATACCAGTCGTATTTGGGATTACTCATCGTTCTATCTCCCCGTTTCTTCCAACTTTTTTAAACCTCACTCTTTGTAGTGCGTCAGGGTACTTTGCTGTATTGACTCCCGAAAAAAATTGTTTTAAATCTCTACTCCATGTAAGTTGGGAAGGTGTAAAGTCTTTGTATATTACTTCTATCTCAAGAGACTCGGAATTTACTACAACGTCCGTTACGATATATAATCCTCCTTTGAAGTGTCTGTATATACAACCAGTCATTTCTTCTTTCAAATATTGAGCGTCCTTCTGGATTTCCATTATGTCGGTAGAGCGCCCTGTATCATATACAGCAGTTAACATCTTATGCCTCCTCCAATTTTCCAAAAATTTTTTCGTAAGCTCCTACATCATACTTTAGTAAAAATTGTTGCACCTCGTTTTCTTCTAGTACCCTGCCTTCTTCGTCTCCATCCATCCATTTCGCCACGCCCAACCATCTGCCTTTTTTACTTCTGTATATTTCGGCGTTTACCGAGATTCTAAAAGGTCTTCCAACCTCCATTTCGACCTTGTCGGAAACCAATTCCATCCTGTCTGTGTCATATTTTAATTTGTTTTCTGCGTCTACAAATATCATTTTTCTCCCCTCCTAAATATGCTCATGTGGTTCGATCGGTTCCCAGTGTTTTTCAGCCTCGTGCTCAATCAATCGGTTATACTGTTCCACAAATTCATCCTCGCTTATTTCGCCCTGCATAAATTTTTCTGATATGCTCACGTATGTGTTTATTGGTATCCTTTTCAGTCGGTTACACCGCTTTGTAAACTCCTCATCACTTATTTCATCTTTTATGTATCGCTGCGATAAACCCATATATGTATCCGGTTCGATTGTATTATCGCTCATCTATACCTCCAATCTAATTTCTGACCACACCAAGAACAATATTGAATACTTTGAATCTCCACTTCGTTTGGTGTGTTTGTTAAGCCATGACTCATGGGCTACTCCATTAATCTGATAACAGGATCCGGCTTTCTTAAATTCCAATTTTCTGGAACTCTCCCTGTTATGCAGCAAGCGCCATCTCCTTTCCCTAATGGACACTTCTCACAGCATTCAACGTCTGCATTACCATTATAACTTCCACATACTTCTTTTATCATCCTAAGTGCTTCATAAATTTTCTGATAATCCATTTTTACCTCTCCAATCCTTCGTCAATATCACTCCAGTCAAATTTGCAGCCACATTCACCGCAGTATTTATTTCTGCTTTCTGCACCCCTCCTTATTCTTCCGCACGCTTTCGTCCACTTCCTCACAAATCTCTTTTCTGCCAAGTCGCTTGGGAAAACTTTGTTTTTTGTTTTTGTATTTTATCAAAATCTTTATCTTTCAGTCCGTATGGCATTTTTACCCCCTCCTCTTCGTTCTGGATAAGCATAATTTCTTTGTTTCCCCCTTTTCCCCTTCTTTCCGTGCCCCGACACGTAGGGGCACGATTAAAAGATTATACTGAGATTACACAAACGAGGCAGAACCAATTCGCCCAGCCCGCGGTGCTAGAGCTGACTCTCCCGGACGGGGCCACGTACCAGGTGCTGTACCCATTGCCTCGGGCCGCACTACGCGTCCAGTACCAGTTCGTTTCCCCTTTGGGAGTAATTTTTACTCTTTTCTTTTCGTTCTCAAAAAATGCATATTCACCTTCCACTTCTTCGACAGACGGCAAAAAAAACGTATCTACAGTTTTTTTCCCTATTGTTCCATTATCTTTATATACTTTGCAGAGTAATTCACGAAATTCCGGTTCAAATCTGTTAATAAATTCCTCACTGTTAATATATTTTCTGATGTCCGAAGTTTCCCATTCATTTCCTCCATTTTCGCTAAATGGCATCGGACCAAAAATAAGGTCCCGAACCGCAAGTGTCACGCTGTGCTTTTTATTTGCATCTGCAAGTTTTTCCTTGTCGTAGTCTAAGACATCAAAAGTCACCGCTCCGAAGTCTTCTACCTGGACTTCCATAGATGCATTCTCACCAAAAAATTCTCTGGCTTCTCCATTCTCAATATAATGCTTGAGATTCTCCCATGTGCTAATGCATTCTATTTCTGCCTTTCTTTTAAATTCTTTTGCCATATTTTGTTCCTTTCCCCTCCGGAATAAATCCGGAGGAATCAATGGCATATAGCTCCTCATGGAACCGTTAACGTGTTGCTGTAATGTGTATCTATCCTTAACCCCGGAGGGTGTCCAGCTTTAATATCTTACCCAGTCAAACGGCAATTTATTTACTAGCAGGCAAGCCGCGCCCTCCTTTCCTACCGCAAAAAGGCAATTTCGGCAATATTTATGCTCGTTGCAGTACTTCTTGAGTATTTTCGCCGCTTTTCTTGCTTCTGAGTCTCCTGTTTTTTTCATTACGCCACCTCCCTGATTGTGATGCCATACCGTTCAAGCATCAACTTTCTCTTGATGATATATTCCGGATTTTTTCTTGTACGTGGGGATTTTACATCCTCGACAATAATCTTGCCTTCTTTGTCTGTGTAACGAAAATCTGCCGTATATGATACGGGGCGTTCTGTAGTGCCATCCTCTCGCTTCTGGCTGCCCACAAGGATGTATCTCGGCTGCCGCTCTAATCCTGTAATTTTCCCCGCTTGTTGCATCGCCGCCAGCTCTAAATAGCGATGCATTTCTCTTTTACTATCAAACTTCCCATCTTTCGTAAAAATCTTTTTATTTCTAAATTTATTCACAGGTAATTCCTCCCAAATGTTTTGATAAATTCTTCCCTCGTTCCGTTGTTCTCCTCCCAGTACTTCTGCGCCAGCTCCTTGAGGTACCTGTCTAGTGGTCCGTTGGGATTGCGATGCACTGCCTCGCCGCCGTTGGTATGGTGATTTAAACATAAATAAACTGTAAAACCATACTTTTCGGCTTGTTTTCTGTTGCTGCTGCCATATAAGACGTGATGCCTATGTAAATTTTGGGTTGTTTTGCAGAAAAAACACTCTTTTTTAGTTTGTAGTACGCTATTCATCGCTAGAATCCTCGCTTGTGAAATGATATTCCATTAAATCAGCAATCATTAGGTATTCTTTTGCTATTTTTCCGTTTCGTGTTTCTTTTACCTGTTTTCTAAATCCTTCCAAGTCTCCATGGAAACACCCGCAATTAACCATTATTTTTTTATTTTTGCCCCTATAAAAAGTTGTGCAGCGGAATTCTGTTCCGAAGCCCTGTACTAATGCATAATCTGCGTTGTCGTAAACCCTTGCGTTGCCGGAAACCCATGCGTCGCCGTAAACCCTTGCGTCGCCGTAAACCCTTGCGTCGCCGTAAACCCTTGCGTTGCCGTAAACCCTT